CTGAAGAATCAGTTGTAGAGTTCCCATTGATGTGGGAGAAAATGGTAAAAGATAGAAACGATCCTTCACCAAATAATGTAATGTTAGATGAAACTTTATTTAATAATCATGACATCATCAAAGTAACGGGGGAATGTGGAGATCAGTGTTTCGGTAGTGATGCTCTACACAAAAATTTAGATAAACATGCCGACGATTGGGAAAGTATTTTTACATGGGATGCATTTGGAGGTGGTGTTGATAGTGATATGCCACGCAAAAATCCAGAAACTTATAAGTTTAGAATGGAACAGTTAGCTAAAATTATGTTTGAACATGTTGATTTTGCACCAATAGAAATTAAAACTATATTTGATTTGTTTTGGTGGTGCAATTTTTGTTTTAAATGGCAGGATGTAGATAGCCGTATGATTTTTACATTTACAACTACTATAGAATGGAAATCTACTTTAAGTTTTTTCAACACTGAAAATTTTCAGAGATGGTCAATAGTTAATCATGACATTAAACATGGTGGTACTTGGGAAACATATAAACAACCTGCAAAAGAATATATACACAAATATTTAAAGGATGAAAATTATAGAAAGAATAAAACAAAAGAACCTTCTTTAATTAAGATTTTGAAAGGGTCAATTGATAAAGAATATGATTATGCCTATAGACAAAAAAGAAGAGAAAGACCAGAAAGAATTAAATTAGTTTTGGAAAATGGTCAGTTTTGGAGAAGGAATGAAAAAGTTCCTGCTGAAATTTACGAAGAAATAATGACCTAAATAATATTAAAGGAAAAATAATGTACGAATATAAATGCAAAATTATTAAAGTTATTGATGGTGACACAGCTGATGTAGATATTGATTTGGGATTTGGTGTTTGGATGAAAAAACAAAGAGTTCGTTTCTATGGCGTGGATACACCTGAGTCTAGGACAAGCGACAAAGAAGAGAAGGTCTATGGTCTTATGGCAAAAGAGTTTGTGCAGAATCACCTTCCAATTGGATCAACACAAACTCTACGCACTAAGAAAGACGGCGTAGGTAAGTATGGGCGTATTCTTGGTGAATTTCTTTATGAATACGATTATGATGGACTCACTATTAAATCGACAGTCAATGAAGAACTTATTAAAACTCACAATGCGGTTCGTTATTTTGGACAGTCTAAAGATGACATCGCAGAAGAACATTTAAGGAACAGAGAATTGCTCAAATAATCTAATCTACACGGAGAATTATAATGTATAATATTAAACATATGACTAGTGAAAGTAGTTATAAAACAAAAGGTGATCAACTTTATCAATTTGAAGTTCGTGTTGGTAAAACTAACATAAAAATAGAAGATGGTGAAAGTGCATGGTATTATGACAAACGTAATAGTGGCATTTATGTCGCTACTGTTAGAAATGAACAAACTATTTTTAGCGATATGTGTTGCACAATTATCAAGGGGTATACACCACCCAATAGAACTGTTGAAATTCTAACCACCAATTTACCTTATATTAATGGTTGTTCAACAGAATCACTTTTGCCTCCAATTAGATTGGGTGATCCTACAATGCAACTTCTCTATATGCCGCCGCATAGTTCTGAACAAGAAGAACATATACATTCTACATCTAGAGTAGTTACTGTTTTAACTGGCAGCGGCGTAAGCATTTCTAGTCAAGGTGAAATTCCACTAAAAAAAGGTGACGTATTAATATTAGATAAAATGGTTCCACATCATTTTGTAACAAATAAGGAACACTTGTTGTGTAGTCCTCTACATGTATGGAGTTCTGTTGGAGCTCAAGAACAGAACCATCCTATGTTTAACGGCACACACTTGACCTAAATAGTATTATGGTTGATAATCAATATTTAGGAAATCCGAATCTGAAGAAGGCAAATGTCGCCCAAAACTGGACGAAGAAAGAACTTGTTGAATATCAGAAATGTATGGAAAGTCCACAATATTTCATAGAGAATTATGTTAAGATTATTTCTCTTGATGAGGGCCTTGTTCCATTTAAGATGTATGATTTTCAGAAGGAAATGGTAGGAACCTTCCACAGCAATCGTTTCACTATTTGCAAACTACCCAGACAGTCGGGTAAGTCTACCGTTATGGTTTCATATTTACTTCATTATGCATTGTTCAACCCCAGTGTTAATATTGCAATCCTTGCGAATAAGGCTGCAACTGCAAGAGACTTACTATCACGATTGCAACTTGCTTATGAACATCTACCTAAATGGTTGCAACAGGGGGTAATGAGCTGGAATAAAGGTTCTTTGGAGTTAGAAAATGGTTCAAAAATTTTGGCGTCATCAACTAGTGCGAGTGCTGTTCGTGGGGGCAGTTATAATATTATCTTTCTTGATGAATTTGCATATGTACCAAGCAATGTTGCAGAACAATTTTTCAGTTCAGTATACCCTACTATAAGTTCTGGTAAGACAACGAAGGTAATGATTGTTTCCACCCCACATGGTATGAACATGTTTTATAAACTATGGGTGGATGCAGAGGAAGGTCGTAACAATTATATACCAATTGAGGTTCATTGGAGTGAAGTTCCCGGCCGGGATGAGAAGTGGAAAGAGGAAACGATTAGGAACACCTCTCAGGCTCAGTTCAACACGGAATTTGAATGTGAATTTTTGGGCTCTATTGATACACTGATTACACCTTATAAATTGAAACAGTTAACGTACAGAAAACCAATACAATCTAATGCTGGCCTTGATATTCATGTTTCACCACAACCAGACCGTACATATGTTCTAATTGCAGATGTTGCGAGAGGAACAAAAAATGATTATTCTGCATTTGTAGTAGTGGATGTGAGTGAAATACCGTATCAGGTAGTTGCAAAGTTTAGAGACAACGAACTTAAACCTCTCATATTTCCATCCAAGATTTATGATGTTGCGAGAGCATACAACCAAGCATATGTTTTGATTGAGGTCAATGACATAGGAGAACAGGTCGCCAGTGCGATGCAGTTTGACTTGGAGTATGACAACCTTATTATGGCTAGTATGCGTGGGCGAGCGGGACAGGTCATTGGAGCGGGGTTCAGTGGTGGTCGAGCGCAATTGGGAGTAAGAACGACTAAAGCAGTTAAGAAGATTGGTTGTTCTAATCTCAAACAGTTAGTTGAGGATAATAAACTTATTCTTGAGGATTACGAATGCATCAAAGAACTTTCTACCTTTATTGTGAAGGGATCATCCTTTGAAGCAGATGATGGCTGTAACGATGACTTGGTTGCGTGTCTCTTTATCTTTGCATGGCTTACTGACCAGACATACTTCAAGGAACTAACCAACAATGATATTCGACGGGTTATGATGAATGAACAACAAGATATGCTAGAACAAGATATGGCACCATTTGGTTTCATTCTGAATGGACTTGAGGATGAGAATATAGGTGAGATGGTGGATGAATACGGAACTCGTTGGTCACCAATTGTGAGAGATAGTAGTAGAAGTTGGTAAAAACCTAAATAAATTCAATTAGGTCATGATGTTTTTTGATATAACAATTGGAACATAATATAACAGATTGATCGATCAGATGGAAGACTTCTCTTCTACTGTCGTCACTTGTTCCAACTCTCTTGGATACCTTGCGTATCTCTGCATCATGAGGCCAGAATTTGAGACAGACATGTTCTGCCTCACCACAGTGAACACATGATTTTTCTGTGAGAAATTCGTTTAGAAGATATACCCGCTTTTGGTAATTTCTTCGTGAAACCTTCTTGATGGTGTCTTTGTATTTTTCATAATGAGGGTTCATGATTCTATTTATATGATATAACACTTATAAAAGAGGAGTTATGTAAAAGATGTTTTTTATAAATATCTGTATAACAAATAATTCTCTTTAAGTTAGGAGTAAAGATATGGGATTTTTAGTTTCGCCCGGCGTTCACGTTAGGGAAATCGATCTTACAAATGTTGTTCCTGCTGTATCTACGTCTATTGGCGCAATTGCCGGACCTTTCGCAAAAGGCCCAGTAAGTTCAATTACTGCCATTAGTTCTGAAGAACAGCTGTTACAAACATTCGGTAAACCAAACAGTTCAAATTTTGAGTGGTGGTTCACTGCTGCAAACTTCTTGCAGTATGGTGATGCGCTCAGGGTGGTTCGTGCAGAATCAGCCATTCTAAACGCTGGTGCAAACAGTGGTATCCTCATTCGTGACGATGACCATTATGAAGCTAGTTTCTCAACAGGACAGGGTTCTCACGGTGAGTGGGCTGCTCGTACTGCGGGCACTTATGGTAACTCACTTGGTGTTGATACCTGCCCCAGCGCAAGAGCATTTAGTCAACAACTAGGTACACTCAACTTGGTTAATGGTGCTGGTGCAATTGGTGATACAACTATTACAGTTGATGATCAAAACGCAACAGATGCAACGATTGCAGTTGGTGATATTATTAAGTTCATTACAAATAACTCTGTTTTTACAACAGTTGACGGTGCTGTAACTGCTAGTAAAACCCTTGTTGTTGATTCTGGTGGGGGGACACGGGCAGTTGGCCAACGTGTCATTGGCGCAGGCATCTCTGATGGTGATGAAGTGGTTAAGATTGCTACAGTTACTTCGCAAACTTCTCTTATCCTTGATAAAGCAATTACGGTTGCTGATGGGGTTGCTGTTGCATTCACGACAAATGCAGCAGTAGAAAGTGGTAATGTAGAATACGAAGTTACCGCTGAAGCTTCAGATGTATTGAC